GCAGACCGAGCAGCCAGAAGAACAAACAACGGAGTAACCAATGAGCAAACCAGATTGGGAGGCCATTGAATCGGCTTACCGGGCTGGTTCATTGTCAGTAAGGGCCATCGGCGAAAAGCATGGCGTTAACCATGCCACCATCCTGAAGAGAGCAAACAAAGAAGGATGGCAGCGCGACCTGACAGAAAAGGTCAGGGCGGCAACCAAGGCCAAGGTAACCAAGTCGGTAACCAAAGACGGTAACCAGTCACCAATGGTTACTGATGAGCAGATTATTGACCAAGCCTCCGATGCCGCCGCCGCTGTAGTCATGGCTCACCGTGAAGGCCTGGCAGCATGGCGAGGCATCACTAATAAGCTGCGCGACTTCCTCGAAGACGCAGAAATCACGGAAGACAATCACGCCTCAATGTCTCGCTCGATCACTGCTGGTGTCGATGCTCAGATAAAAGTGATAAACGCTGAGCGTAAGGCGTATAACCTCGACACTGAGGAAGGCAATAAGACGGTTGATGACCTGTCTAACCTGATGGATTCACTGTCTCAGGGGGCGTAATGAAACCTGAGCACCTCAAGCTGCTGGCCGACAAAGACTGGCGGCTTAACAATCTCTACTGGATCACCGACAAAGAGGGAAAGCCAACGCGCTTCAGGATGACGCCTGAGCAGCGGGAATACTTCGAGGGGATCCACACCCGTAACATCATCCTGAAAGCTCGTCAGCTCGGTTTCACAACTGAGGTGTGCATCATCCAGCTCGACGCAGCCCTGTTCGAGTCGGCTAAATGCGCGCTGATCGCCCATACGCTGAATGACGCAAAGCGCCTGTTCCGCGAAAAGGTGAAGTACGCATACGACAAACTGCCGGCAGAGATAAAGGCAGCCAACCCGGCTAGCAATGACTCGTCTGGTGAGCTCGTCTTTAAGAAGGGCGGCTCACTCTACGTCAGCACGTCGTTTCGTGGTGGTACGCTGCGTTACCTGCACGTTTCAGAGTTCGGGAAGATATGCGCCAAGTATCCAGATAAAGCCCGTGAAATCGTCACTGGTGCGTTTGAGGCGGTATCGACTGGGTGTTTCGCTACTATCGAGAGCACAGCAGAGGGGCGGGCTGGTTACTTCTTCGACTACTGCCAGACAGCAGAGAAAGCATTGTTGCAAGGTAAGCCCTTATCAGCACTGGACTGGAAGTTTTTCTTCTTCTCCTGGTGGAAGAATCCGCAGTACGCAATCGACCCGGTTGAAACGCTGCCGGTGCGCCTGCTTGAGTACTTCGCTGAAATGGAAGCGAAGCACGGCGTAGTAGTCAATGAACGCCAGAAAGCCTGGTACTACGCCAAAGAGAAAACACTCGGCGATGACATGAAGCGCGAATACCCGACCATTCCGGCCGAGGCGTTCCAGCAGTCTGTCGAGGGCGCGTATTACGCCAAACAGTTCCGCTGGCTCTACACCAACAAGCGGATAGGCCAACTGCCGGATAACTCACACCTACCGGTGCACACGTTCTGGGATATCGGTGTGGGTGACTCCACGGCGATCTGGTTCGTTCGCGAGGTTGGCGAAGAGTTCCACATCATCGACTACTACGAAAACTCCGGCGAGGGTCTGAGGCACTACATGAAGGTGCTGAAAGACCGCGGCTACGAGTACGGCGAGCACTGGGGGCCGCACGACATTGAGAACCGCGAATTCGGTGCCGACGCAAAATCGCGCAAAGAACTTGCACAGGAAGGCTATGAAATTGACGGCCAGGTGTACTCGATGACCTTCAATGTTGTTCCGAAAACTGGTGTCGATACCGGCATCGAGTCGGTGCGTGAAATTCTCCCGTCCTGTGTCTTCGATGAGGAGAAGTGTGCCGAGGGCATATCTCACCTTGAGGGCTACCGCAAGGAGTGGGACGACAAGCGCGGGTGCTGGAAAGATAAACCGCTTCACGACTTCACATCACACGGTGCTGACAGCTTCCGTTACTTTGCAGTAGCGAAGAACAACCACAAGCAGGTCGGCGCAGTATTCTTCTAAGGAGCTCATCAGTGAGTGAATTAAGCACCGGGGAGCAGTTCCTCGTTAATGCCCTTGCTGATGTTCTCGGGCGGCAGCGCATGCTGTACGCAGGTCAGCCGGGAAACACAATGCGTACGAAGTTGTGGGATGAGTTCGGTTATCCCAACAGTCTCGAGTTCGACCGCTACTACCGGGCATACGAGCGCAACGCGGTGGCGTTTGCCGCAGTCCATAAGCTTCTTGATTCGTGCTGGGTTGATAACCCGACGATCATCGACGGCGACGACGGTAAGGAGTCAACCGAGACAACGGACTGGGAAAAGTCAGCCACTAAGCTGCTGAAGAAGCACTGGCCGAAAATTAAGGATGCGGATCGCCGCAATCTTGTTGGCCGGTACTCGGCATTGCTCATTCAGTTCCGCGACGGCAGGGAATGGCATGAGCCGGTAGATCGGGCGAAGGTTAAATCCCTGCGAAATATCGGTAGCGGACCTATCGTTAAGCTAATCCCCGCGTGGGAATCGCAGATCAAGCCAGGCAACTTCGATACAGACACGCTTTCAGAAACGTACGGCCAGCCAATCTCGTACAACTTCAACGAGCAGCCAGTTGGTGATGATGGCACGTATGGCCCGGTGCGCGGCGTTACCGTGCACCCAGAGAGAATCATCATTCTCTGCGAAGGCTCAGAAGACGAGAACATGCTCTCTGGCGTGCCTTTCCTGCGCGCTGGTTACAACAAACTTCTCGACCTCGAAAAGGTATCTGGTGGTAGTGCCGAAGGTTTCCTGAAGAATGCAAGTCGCCAGCTCGGGATTGCGTTCGACAAAGAAACCAACATTGCGAACCTGTCAAAGCAAGCCATAGAATCTGGCTACAAAGACCTGGGCGAGGCGCTTAACGACAAAGTCGCCAAGATGAACCGTGGCACGGATGCGGCCTTGGTTATGCAGGCCGGCACGCCGTCTGTTCTCTCCGTTGCGGCGGCAGACCCATCCCCGACTTGGACAGTGGCCGCCAACGAGTTTGCATCTTCGATCCAGTGCCCGTTCACCATACTGTTTGGTCAGCAGACGGGGCGACTTGCTTCCGATGAGGACAAAACAGACTGGGCGAAGCGCTGTAACGGCCGCCGCTGGGGATTCCAGTCGACGGTGATCGAGAGCGTGCTTGAGCGCTTTTGGACCGTAGGAGTAATTGACCCGCCATCATCCGGAGAGGTCACGCTGGCATGGTCTGATCTGCTCGCGCCGAGCGAAAAAGAGAAGATTGCCAACATGCAGGCAATGGCCGTCGTGGCGAAAGACACACAGCAGGCATACGGCACTCCGGCGGTGGATGAAAACGAAATCCGCGCAGTCGGTGAGCTGGAGCCTCGCAAGGTCGTGTCGCCACCTAACCCTGATGTAAAGCAAACCGATAAGGATCCGCTGACAGATGATGATGACAGCGCAAACCAGAATCGGGACGCCAATCGTACCGCGCAATAAAGCTGACCCGACGCAATCATCGCGGCAGGTCAGTCGGATGTTCAACGTTATCGAAGATCGGTATCTGAACATTAAGCGCAGGCTGAAGGCACTCTTTGACCAAAGGCTGACAGGACAGCAGCGAGAGGCGAACGCACAGCGGTCATGGATGATGTGCAACAACGAAGGTGCAGAGCCTTCGCTGTATCAGGTCAATGCCGGTAAGTTCATCTATGACATGACAGCTGCTGAACTGGCCGACCTGCTCCAGGTGGTGCAGTCGATTCTGGATGATGAGCTTCTCGAAGGCGGCAGTCAGAACCTGTGGGCGATGGACTACGTCATTGCGGAATATGACCGCGGCACGCTAAACGCCTTCACCAACCTGTCGGTGCAGTCGCAGGCGTACGCCAGTCAGACGACGCTCCAGCAGCTTTTAAGCAGCCTCGGCTACCTGAACCAGATAGCGGCGGCAAGACTGACAACGTTCAGTGACTGGAAGGTCATCAGCGACACCGCCCGCGGCGACCTGACAAACATCATCACCGATGCGGTAGCGCGCGGGGTGAATCCTCGCGAGACGGCCAGCGTAATCAGCAAGCGCCTCGATGTGTCGATGTCGAAGGCCAAAACCATCGCTCAGACTGAGCAGGTCGGCGCGCTGCGGCAGGCTCAGTGGAATGAAACGGACTGGGCTGCTGACCGATTGGGGATGAATACCGGCCTTCTGTGGCTGTCGGCGCTCAAGCCAACTACGCGCACCTGGCACGCCAGCCGTCACGGAAAGGTCTACACCACAGAAGAGGTACGCGACTTCTACGCTGAGAATGGCAACCGGTACAACTGCTATTGCAGCCAGATTCCGGTGCTGCTCAACGACGACGGCAGCATCTTCAACGAGGGGCTGGCGGATAAGCTAAAAAAAGAGAGGATAAGCTGGAAAGAAGGGGCATAATTACCGTTCATTCAGAGCGATAGAGGTAGTCATGCTTAACAAATATTTCGTAGCTTACCAAATCTTGAAAAATGGACAGGTCTACCTTACAGGATCGACAGTTGTAGCCGATCCTGAAGGATTGGAGCCGGATGTTTTCTTTATGAATACAGCAAAAGAAATAGCCAAACAAAGAATGGTAATGCCTGACGCAGTAATCATTACCGCATTCAATCGGGTAAATTAACTACAAGTAAGTTTCAGAGCAACCTAAACCATTAGCGACCCAGCCATAGTGCTGGGTTTTTATTGCCTGAAATCCACTAACGAGGACCCAGCATGAAGCGCAACCGCGTTAACGTGCTGACCGTCGTCAACTCCGCTTCAAACATCACCACTGAAACCATCGACGGCAAGCCACATATCGTGGTTCGCGGCATCACGCCTGTCGTGGACGATATCGTGATGAACCGGAAGTTGTACCCGGCAGCAGAAATCGAAAAGGCCTACAACACGCTTGAACGTAACCCGATGCCGCTGGGCCACCCAAAAGTGGACGGCAAGCATGTATCGGCGCGCGATGTCAGGGCGGTGAACGAATACCACGTCGGTGCCTGGCTACAGAACGTCAGCCACAAAGACGGGAAGGTTACGGGCGACATGTACGTTAACCGCCAGTACGCCGAGTCGAGCGACAAGGGCAAGCGCCTGATCAACCGCCTGGATGAGATGCTGGCCGGCACCAACTCTGACCCGATCCACATCTCCACAGGCCTGCTCTATTCAGGTATCGCCGCCAACGGCGAATCGAAGGGCAAGAAGTACAACGAGATTGCCACAAACATGATGTTTGACCATGTTGCTGTGCTGCTCGATGAGCCTGGCGCCGGTACGCCGGAGGAGGGCGTGGGCATCTTCGTAAACGCCGAAGGTGACGAACTTGAAATCGAGGTCGTCAATCTCGAAGAGTCCAATAACCCAGACTCGCAAGACCCCGCTTTCAAATCATTTTTCAACCAGCTAAAGGCGTTTTTCGGCGCCAACAGCGATTCAACCCAGAAGGAAACAGACCCGATGAAAGAGCTCATCGTTAATGCGCTGAAGGCCAAAGGTAAATCGGTTGACGGTAAAACCGATGCCGAACTGATGGACGCATACAACCAGATGCTGGCAGAAAACGCCGACAGCAAAGAAGAAACGCCTGAAGAGAAGTCCGCACGTGAGAAGAAAGAGGCGGATGACAAGAAGGATAAAGAGCAGACCACCAACAGCGAAGAGATGCCAGCGTGGGCGAAAACACTCGCCGATCGCGTGGACGTCGTTTTCAACAGCCTGAACGCGAACTCTGACAAAGAGAAGGGCGAAAAGCGCGCAGCTGTGAAGCTGGCGATGAACATGAGCGATGAAGAAGTCGCAGATCTGGACGGTAAGGCGCTCGACGCCATGTATGCCAAGTGCCAGACATCTTTCGGCCTGAACGGTGCATTCCGCCAGGCAACCAACACCCAATCAGTCAGCGAAATGCCGGAGTAAAAAATGGCTAAAGACGGAAAACACGTAATTCACGCGGGCGGTATCTTCGCGAACCCACAGCTTCACCGTGAAGGTGCTGCAGCCGCTGATACGCCTCCTGGTACGATTGGTTTCTTCGACAACACCACGAAGAAATTCACCGCTTCCGTGGATGGCAATGAAGCCGCGATCCTCTACGTAGCCAACTATGACTACCTGCGTTGCAAAACCGTAGACGACGTCATCAAGGCTGGCGATTGGGTTGTTGCTTTCCACCCAACCCCGGGCGTTTTCTTCAACGTTCCCGCCGCAGCAGGCACTTACACAAAAGGGCAGCCGCTCTCAGTTGCCAACGGTCGTGTTAAGGCTGTTGGTACTGATGAATCGGTCCGCTGCTACGTAGAAGAAGACCGCTCATACACCATTGCGACGGCAGGTGACCTCCTGCGCGTGGTCATTAAATAAGGAGCACCTGAATGTTTGTATTCTCCACTAAGCAGGCGACCGAAACCGGGAACCTTGAAGTTAACCAGGCTCAATTTCGTCAACTCGAATTCGCACGAAACTCCAGTGCACAGGCAGTAGCTGATCTACTCGCTCGCGCTACTATCGGTGAATTTGGGAAACTGGACGCAGTAAACGCAGTCGACGATATCCGCCGGTTGTACAAGGCCTATGACCAGACTGTGCTCAAGCAGTTTGAGCCGAACACCGAATTCACGCTGCTGAACGACCTGATGCCGCTGTCTCGTTCTGTTCGCCTGGAAGAGTCTGTGTACGAATACGCTCGCACCGGCGGCCGTGGCTGGGCGCACACTTCCATGTCCGGTCAGATTGGCGCTGCGCTGGATGCGAAGTCTTACACCTTCGATGGCACCATGGTGCCGATCCACGACAGCGGCTTTAAGTTCAACTGGCGTGACCCGGTATTCAACAAAGGATCTGCTCTCTCATCCCTGGCGGATGCTCAGGCCGGATCTGTTGATGATGTGCGTCGCCAGTATGTGGACTACATCTGGGAAGGCTTCCGTGATGCGGCTGGTAACTACATCAAATTCGATGACAAGACCTGGAAGGGTTTACGTCACGATGAGCGTGTGGCGCAGGTGACACTGACCGTTAACTTCGCAACCAGCACCGACCCGAAAGCCATGCGTGCCGCGGCGATCGCCCTGCGTGACGTCCTCAAGCTGCAAAACATGCAGTACGGCCAGCAGACGTGGTACGTCTCCAGCGAAATCATGTCCAACTGGGAGCAGTATTTCGATGTGAACTCTCTCCGCACCGTGCTGGAAGAGATCTCCAAACTGTCAGGCATCGCGGCAATCAAAGAAGATGCTGAGCTGACCGGCAACGAAATCGTAATCGTGCCGCTGCAGGCTGGCGTGATTGCTCCTATCGTCGGCCAGGCGTTCGGTACCGTCGCTGATCCGCGTCAGTTCTACAACTCAGATTACGTTTGGCGTACCTGGGGCGCTGCTGGCCTGATGGTCAAGCAGGACATCAACGGCCACTACTCTGTAATTCACGCTTCGAGCTAAGGAAACAACATGGCACTCGTAAAGGTATTGGTAGCAAACCTCTTTGCTGGTGCCAGCCTTCAAAAGCTGGAGGCTGGACAGGTTTACGACGTCGATGACTCAATTGCTGAGAAGTGGATTGAGCAGGGCAAGGTTGAGAAATCCACCGAGAGGAAGGGTGAAAAGCTCGTCTTCGAAGTGGCGACACCGTCTGCGCCGGTTACATCCGGTGCATCCGATCTGCAGTCAAAACTCAATGATGCCCTTGAGCAGCTGAAGCAGGCCCAGTCAGACGCTGATGTGAAAGACAAAGAGCATGCTGATGCCCTTGAGCAGCTGAAGCAGGCCCATGCAACTGAGCTTGAATCCGCGAACAAGCGCGCCGACGAAGCTGAAGCAGCACTGGCAGAAGCAACCAAGAAGGCGAAATAACCATGGCTGACCCAATCACAGCGGCAGACGTGCAGGCGTTCCTCGGTGAATTGGGTTACTCCATCCCGGGCGCGCTGCTGGATCCGATCCTCTGCGTGGTGAATAAGATTATCCCGTGCCTCAATGGCGCGGGGTATGACGATTGCACCGCGAAGCTGATTCTGATGTACGCCGCCGCGCTTATGGCTACGTCGTCTGGTGCACGCCGCATCAAATCGCAGGGTGCGCCGTCTGGTGCATCCCGCTCGTTTGAATATGGCGACGACAGCATTACCTGGTTGCGCGACTCGTTGGCCCGGCTAGATACCAGCGGCTGCACCGGAGAGCTGCCGATCAGCGCCGGTAACAGCGTCGGCCTGTTCATGGTGGTCGGGGGCTGCTGATGACGTACAAATCAGTTAAGCGCGGCATTCCGCGCGCGTTCACCCGCGTCTGGGTAATGACCGACACCGGGAGGGAAACTACCGGCTACGTTAAATCGGACGGCGAGTGGTTCATCAACTGCCCGCGCATCCGGGCGACTGGCGCGAAGGTGTTGAGGTGGAAAGAATGACAGAGCGAGTGAAGAAGGCGAGCGATAACCGTTTATCGTTCATGTGCCCCGGGTGTGGTAGTTGCCATGTGGTGCAGGTTGGCATTGGCAATGGTCCGCGATGGGGATGGAATGGAAGCGTTGATAAGCCGACGCTGACTCCAAGCGTTTTGGTTACTGGCTTCACGCCCAGCGATGACCCGGAGGAGTTTGGCGACGCCACGAAAGACAAGCCGTTTACCTGCCATTCATTTGTGACGGATGGGCAGATTCAATATCTGAATGACTGTACGCATAGCATGGCCGGTATGACGGTGCCGCTACCAGAGCTTTGAGGGGGAGAGATGTCTAGCGTTGCGAACTGGTCATACACCGC